ACAGGGGACTTCGGTAGCGGAGCCTTCGGCGGCGTATAGCGCCTGAGTCACCGGGGCCGGGGAAGTGGAGGTAGCGACCACTTCCCCGGCCTTCCATCCATCCTTTGCAGTACCAATCCGAAAGGCCCGTCATGGCAACACCCTTTCCCACCGTCCAGCCCGGCGACGTGTGGGGCCAGAAACTCCTCGACGCAATCACTTCCCGGGACACTGACGCTGTGGCCGCCGCTGGCACCGCCGCTGACGCCAAGATCGCCGCCAAGGTCGGCGCCTCCACGCTGATCCTCGGCCCGCAGGACCCCGTACCGGCCAACACCCCGGCCGGAACCGTCATCTTCAGGACCACCTAAGATGGCCGTCTCCCTCGTCGGCTACACGTCGGCGGAATTCCAGACCGGCGTGTTCAACTACACCCTCACCCCGGACGGCACCATCGCCACCGGGGACTGGCTCGTCGCTGTCGCCGTCACGGGGCAGGGGCAGGTCCTCGCGGTCCCGACGGGGTGGACGGCCCTCTACAACATGAAGGGCACCGGCACGCTGAACACTGCCGTGTTCACGAAGAAGCGCCTTGCCGGGGACACCGGCTACACCTTCACCTTCGGCGGCGCCACCACGTCCGCGAAGATCGCGATGATGTGGGTGCGCGGCGCGGCCGACACCGGCTGGGTGATCCCCACGGACGGCCGCTACCGGGCCAACTCCGGCGGCACCTTCAACAACATCGCCGACCCGATCACCGTCGCGGCCAACACGCTCGCGCTGGTCATCTCCACCGAGCGCACTTCCGCCACCGAATCGAACATCTCCTCGATGACCGGGGCGACGCCGTGGTTCTTCGTGCCGCAAAACGGCGCCACCCAAATCGAAACCATCGCGGTCGGCTCCGTGCTGTCCTCCGGCGGCGGGGCCACCCCGTCCGTCACCATCACCTACCCGAACACGCAGGCCGCGAACGGCTGGGCCGTCCAGCTCGGCATCCCTGTCGCGGCCGCCGCTCCCGCCAGCGGGCTTTCGCGCTGGGTCGGCGGCGTCGAGGTCCCCGTGACGGTGAAGCTGTGGAACGGCACCGCCGAGGTCGCGCTCACCCAGTCCCAGCCCGCCGTCGGCAACTATCGGATCGCGGACCTGCTGGCGACGTCCCCGTTCTACATCGCGCACCGCGGCTCCATGGACAACTGGCCCGAGCACACCATGCGGGCGTTCAAGAACTCGGTCAACTACGGCATGAAGGCGCTGGAGGTGTCGGTCAACGTCACCACCGACAGCGTCATCTTCTGCCACCACGACACCAACCTGTCGCGGATGACCGGGACGAACCTGAACTTCTCCGCCGCGACTGCCGCGCAGGTGGACGCGCTGACCACGACGGGCGGGCTGACGGACAACCCGACGCAGGACCGCCAGCCGGTCGCCCGGCTCACCGACGTGCTCGCGGCGTACGCCTCCAACCATGTGCTGTTCATCGAGCCGAAGTCCGGCGGCGCGTGGCAGGCGGACCTGATCGCGCTGATTAAGACGTACCCGGACATCACCAACCGGATCGTCTGGAAGGCGCCGATTGTCTCCGGCTTCTCCGGCGCCAAGACCGCGGGCTTCACCACATGGGGCTACCTGCTTCAGGACGACCCGGCGCACGCGGACTGGCAGACCCTCGTGGCGAAGTCGGACGTGGACTGGATCGGCGTGAACCACACCGCGACCGACGCCTACATTCAGGGCGTCGTGGCGCTGGCGAACAGCCTCGGCAAGAAGGTCATCATGTGGGAAATCCACACCGCCGCGATGCGCGACCGGGCGCTGTCCCTCGGCGTCACGGGAATGATGACCTCCAATGTCCGCACCGTCCTGCCCAAGTACCCCTAGGAGACACCTTGTTTACCCAGCTCATCACCCCCAACCCGTACGGGCCCAAGGCCGAGGAGGGCCTGTGCCTCCAGTACGTGCGCCAAGCCTTCGGGCTTCCGGCACGGTTCGGGTCCGCGACCGAGGCGTGGAACAACTCGCGCTCCCAGCACCGGGACCGGAACTACCCCAAGGGTGTCTGGTTCGCGGTGTGGTGGAAGCTCGCGGGCAACCCGTACGGCCACGTCGCCGCGGTGGCCCCGGACGGCCGGGTGTTCTCCACTTCCAACCTCAACCCCAACCCGCTGAAGGTCCACCCGAACGTCGCCGACGTCGAAGCCTACTACGCCCGGTACGGGCACCCGCTGACGTACCTCGGCTGGACCGAAGATGTGGCCGGTTTCCCGGTCATCGCCCCGGGCATTTCCGCTCAGGGCTCCACCACCACCACAGGAGACATTTTCATGGCACTTTCCGATGCAGAACAGAAGCGCATCCTCGCCGCCGCCGACCGGATCAACGGCCGTGTCGCCGACGTCCGGGTGCTGAACGCCGAGGACGGCGCGTACATGAACGCGATGCGTGACGCACAGCACGCGAAGGTCATGGCGGCGCTGGACCAGACGCTCGACAAGGAGGACGGCGGCTACATCGTCAACCTCGTCAACGCGATCAAGCCCGGCTCCGTGGACCCCAAGGCCATCGCCGACGCCATCGTCGCCCTGATCCCCGTCGGCGTCTCCCCCAAGGCTGTCGCTGACGAACTCGCCGCACGGCTGAAGGACTAAGAACATGAGCTGGCCCGTAATCTGGCCCGGCGGCACCACCCCCGCCGGGGCCTCCCCTGAACAGGTGGCGCTGGCGGAGACGTACGCCGCCAACACCCTGCGGTTCCTGACCCTGAACAGGGTCGGCGGGAACCCGATCACCGTCATGCCCTGCGCCCGGACCTGCCGCAGGCCGCTGATGCGGGCCGCTCTGTTCTCCCCCGTCCCCTTCTACCCGTCCGCGACGGACCTGCGCGCCTGCGGGTGCTCGCTCGGGTGCGGGTGCTCCGGCGTCGGCGGCGTCGAACTGGACGGCCCCGTCGGGCGCATCGACGAGGTCAAGATCAACGGCACCGTGCTGGGCCCGGATGAGTACCTTGTCATGGACGGCCACACGCTGATCCGCAAGGACCACACCAACTGGCCCGCCTGCGCCGGGAAGGACTTCACCGTCACTTACCTTCAGGGCTACGAGGTCGACGACATGGGGAAGTTCATCGCCGGTCTGCTCGCCGAGGAATTCATCAAGGCGATGCTCGCGGACAAGAAGTGCCGCCTGCCCTCCACCATCACCACGATGGCGCGGCAGGGGATCAGCTACGAGCTGACCAAGGGCATGTTCGTTGACGGCGTCACGGGCATCCCGGAGGTCGACGCGTATGTGGTGCTGTGGAATCCGTACGGCCTGCGCACCCGCCCCGCGGTGTACTCCCCTGACCTGCCGCACTCCCACCAAGTCACCCTCGGGAGCTGGCAGTAATGGCACAGTCCGCCCGGCAAATGGCCGACATCCTCCTCGCTTCCCTCGTTGTCGCACTGCGGGACAAGGGGGGCGAGGAGGTCTGCTCCACCGCGATCTACCACGGCGACTCTGTCACCCTCGACTACGCCGACTGCGGTGGGATGGCGTGGGTGCGGCTGGTGTCCACCGGCCCGTCACGGAACTTCCCCTCCGTCATCTCAGACCTGAACGCCTGCGGCGCCTCGCTCGCACACACGTTCGAGTTGGGCGTGATGCGCGCGGCACCGCTGGCGACGGCACTGCTGGCCGGGTCCGGCGTGGACCTGCCCGACGACGCCGAGAACACTGAGGCCGCGGCGCTGGCGCTCGATGACATGGAGGCGCTGTGGGCCGCGATCCAGATGGCGGCGCAGGACATCGAACTGCTGGTGCCGGGGACCTACACCCCGGTCGGCCCGACGGGCGGCTCGCTCGGCGGCACATGGTCTGTGACGGTCGGGGACGATGACTGATGCCTACCGCGTTTGTCCGCGTCCATGAGGGCGCGGTCCAGTCGTTCCTCCTCCCCGGCCAGCCGGTCGATGAGCTGATCCACAACACCGCCCAGCACACCCGTGCGTTCGCCCGCGAGCACATCAACAACCGCACCGGGGCGCTGTCGCGGTCGATTCAGGTCAACCGGCCGACCCGCACCGGGCCGCTGACAAACTCCTCACTGGTGGTGGCGCTGTCCAAGCACGCGCTATACGTCCACGAAGGGACGGGCCGCATCTTCCCGAAGCACGGCAAGATGCTGACCATTCCCAAACAGAACTACGGAATCAGCGGGGGCGGCAACCCGTCCGGCGGTTCACTGCGCAAAGCGTGGCGTTCCGGCGGACGCGTGGCGTTCCCCGACGGCGCCCCGTACTTCACCCGGCGCTCCATTAGCGGTCAGAAGGCGAACCCATTCCTGAAGAAGGGCCTCGCCGAGGCTATGGCACTCGTTCGCAGATAAGCCGCGCCTTCCACGGATACTGAGTACCCGCCGGTACTCTGATACTGGCCGTGCAATCGGCCACTCCGGGAGACTGAAATACAGGAGACATCCGTTGAAAGAATTTGTTACAGCCGTAAAGACCGAGGACGAAGCTGAAGAGGGCATCACCTTCAAGCACAACGGCCGCGAGGTGACGTTCTACCGTCCCTCCAAGGGCCAGCAGACGATGATGCTCGCCATGGGCGGGCGTGGCATGAGCGAAGAAGCAATCGGCCACTTCATCCACCTGTGGATCAACCTCGGCGACGACGACACCCAGCGCTATTTCCAGGACCTGTTGCTCGACCGCAAGAGCGGCTTCGACATCGACAGTGAGGGTGGCATCTTCGACATCTGGGAGCACCTTACCGAGGAGTGGTCGGGAAAAGATTCCCAGAAGCCGTCCGGCTCGCGTGCGTCGCGGCGGGCAACTGGCGCCAAATCGACGGGCACTACTCCGGTAAGGGCGTCGACCTCCTCGCGCTCCCGCTCCCTCGATTCCTAAACGTCATCTATGACTGGGCAATGAATCACCAGAGCGAGGAAGACGCCCTCCGATGGTCGGAAACCCTCGCCAGTCCCCTCCCCAGTTCGTCGGACGAAATGGACGGTAACGAAATTGACCAGCTCAGCAAGCTCTAAGCAGTAAACGAAAGGACGGGTCACCGTGGGTATTGGACGCGAAGTAGCTGACGCGTATATCAGCGTCCACGGTGACCTGTCCCCGTTCCGGCGTTCCCTGAGCGGAGCCCAGAAGGACATCGAGAAGGCGGCGAAGAACAACGCTGACACCTACGCGGAAGCGTGGGGCAAGCGACTCGAAAAGCAGACCGGTGACCGGTGGAACTCCATCGTCGACGCGATGTACTCGCAGGAAAAGCTCGACATCAACAAGATGATCGAGCACTTCGATCCGACCGACCTCGACAACGCGCAGACGAAGATCAACAAGTTCCTGCTGGACATGTCACGGAACCAGCACCTCACCGGCGATTACTACAAAGATGTCAAGCGGGACATCAACGCCGCCATCGAGGGGATGCGCGAACGCAACAGGCTCGATGCCGAGAACGAGCAACAACTGCGCGGGCTGAGCATGGCGCTGGAGGCGAACAGCAAGTTCCTTGCGGACGCGAACAAGGAGAACGAGCGCTGGGCGCGCACCCTCGACGGCATCCGCAAGAACAACGCCATCGGCGACATGGAAGGCGACTTCCGCAAACTGGCCGGGACCATGAAGTCCGCCGACTTCGCCGACTTCGCGAAGGGCTTCGACACCTTCACGGAACTGCGCAAGCGCGTCTACGACGTCACCGCCGCCATGCAGGAGCAGGGCCGGATGTCGGACGAGCAGGCCGCCGTGATGCGCGAGAACGTCAACATGTTCATCCGCGGCGAGCACCAGAAGTCCGACGCGATGCGCGAGACGCTGGCCGAGACGAACCGGCTGAAGAAAGCTCAGGACGAGTACAACGGCTCGCTCTCCGGGATGGCCAGGAACTTCCACATCGGGAAGCTGGAGAACGACTTCCGCAACCTTGCCGCCGCGATGGACTCCAACGACTTCTCCCACTTCGCCCGCGGCGCGGACAACCTCCGGGACATGCGGTTGCAGATCGCGAACACCGCGAACGAGATGCGCAGGCTCGGCCGGATGACCGATCAGGAATACCTGCTGGTGCTCCAGCGCACCACCGCCCTGACGCACTCCTTCAACGACAACGACGGCGCAATGAAGCGCTCGATCATCACGGGGGCACGGCTGAGGAAGGTCTTCTCCGGGATGGGCCGTGCACTGCGCGGAACCCGGGAGCACCTTCAGGGCTTCGCCGGGCTGAACGTCTTCGGCGACATGATCCGGGAGGGACTGGACTTCATCCACAACCTCGACCGCATCGCGGTGTCGGCGTCCAAGGCATTCCTGAAGGTCGGCGCGCTGGGCTCGGTTGCCGGGTCCTCCCTCGCGGGCCTGTTCGTCATCGCCACCGACCTCGGCGCCGTCATCGGCGGGCTCGGCGCGGCCCTGCCCGGCTTCCTCGTCGCCGCGGGCATCTCCGGCGGCGTGCTGTACGCGGCGCTGAAGGACATGAAGACGGTCCTGAAGGACCTGACCCCGCAGTTCAAGAAGCTTCAGGACACCATCTCCAGCAAGTTCTGGGCGCAGGCGAAGAAGCCGATCACCGACCTGACCAAGGCGCTGATGCCGCTCCTGACCACGAAGCTCGGCGCGACCGGCACCGCATGGGGCAAGGTCTTCGGCTCCCTCGCCGATTCCATCAAGGCGATCCCGCAGAAGCGCATCGCGGGAATGTTCGACCGGATGAATAAGGGCATCGACATTGCCGCCGGGGCCATGCCGCCGCTGATCCGCGCGTTCACCAACCTCGGCGACGCCGCGTCCCGGCAGTTCGAGCGCTTCGGCACGTGGATCAAGAAGATTTCCACCGACTTCGACAAGTTCATCCAGAAGGCGTCCGACAACGGCGACCTCGACAAGTGGATCAACAACATGGTCGACGGCTTCAAGAACCTCGGCCGCGCCGCCGACGGCACCTTCGGAATCATCAACGCCATCTCCGACGCCGCGAAGCGGGCCGGGTCCGGCGGGCTGAAGGAATTCGCCGACAAGCTTCAGGGCATCGCGAAGGCCATGCAGGAGCGCGGCTTCCAAGACACCCTCACCACGTTCATCTCGGGCATGAACATCGCCGTCGGCAAGATGGGCGAGGCCATCAAGGGCCTCGGCCCGGCACTCCAGTCCGTCATGCCCTCCATCAAGATCGCCCTGTCCGACGTCGGAGACTCGGTCGCCACGATCATCGGCTACCTCGGCCAGATTCTTTCCAACCCCACCGTGCAGAAGGGCATCACGGACTTCAGCAATGGGGTCAAGACGGCGCTGGGCCTGCTCGCCCCCGCCGTGAAGCCGTTCGCCGATTCGCTCGGCAACGCCATGTCCCTGCTGGGCAAGGTCGTGGAGTCCGTTGCGAAGATCGCCACCGCGTTCACCGTCAACCTCGCCCCCGTCCTCGACCAGATGTCGATTAAAGTCCAGACCCTGCTGGACCCGCTCTCGAACATGGCCACCAACGCCATCGAAAAGCTGAAGCCTGTCGCGGACGCGCTGGACAAGTTCATCGTCGGACCCATCGTCGCGGCGATGAACTCCTCCCTGATCCCGTCGTTCAACGGCTTCGTGGACAAGGCCAGCCCGGTACTGGCCAAGATCGTCGAAGACCTCGGCCCCGTGCTGAAAAGTCTGGTCAACGACGTACTGCCGAACGCGGTGAAGTTCGCCACCGAACTGCTGGACCCGCTGGGGAAGGTCTTCGACCTGTTCACCCCGGCGCTCAAAAAGCAGATCGACGACGTCGCGGGCGGCTTCAGTTCGCTCTCCGCCGCCATGCGGATCGCGAAGGGCGAGGCGCGCACCGAGGACTGGGGCACCCTGTTCGGCGCGTTCTCCATGGACGGCTTCAACAAGGCGCAGAAAGCCTACGAGGAGCAAATCAAGAACGCGCCCAAGACGGACTGGGGCGACATCTTCGGCGAACTGCTCGGCGGCAACGCGCAGAACGGCATGGCAATCGCGTGGAACGAGAAAATCTACCCGGAGCTGGTCAAGGCCGGGCAGTGGCTGGACGAGCACGTCAATGACGGGCTGGACCGGATCTTCGGCAACGGCCAGTTCTGGAAGGACGCCGCCTCCAACAACATCGACCTGTCCAAGGGCCTGACGGACTGGCTCAAAGGCCAGTTCGACGAAATCGGCAGGGCCAACGAAGAACTCAGCGGCACGATCACCACCGCCCTCAACGACTGGTGGGGCGGCATCAAGGGCATGGCGCAGGACTGGTTCAAGAGCACCTTCGGGTTCGGCAACGACAGCTCCAAGCCTGCCGGTGGAAGCATCAGCGGCGGCGGCGGTGCGGGCGGCAAGGGCATGGGCGTGATGGGCAAGATTACCGAGGAGATGCTCGGCAACACCGGCGACCCCGCAACGGTCGTCACCGAACCGTTCGCCGGAATCAGTCAGGCGATCAACGACAGCCTCGCCCAGATCAACGGCGTCGTCGGCGGACTCACCGGCGCGCTCGGCGAAATCTGGAACGGATTCTGGGGCGGCTTCGGCACCGTCGTCTCCGACGTGTGGACGAACATCACCACGTGGATCGGAACCTTCGCGGGGCAGATCGGCGCGAACATCGCCAGCTTCATCGGCACCGTCTCGACTACTTGGAATAGCTTCTGGGCCGGAGTCGGCCAGACCGTCTCCAGCATCTGGACACAGATCACCACGTGGATCAGCACCACCGTTGGGCAAATCGCAGGCAACATCGGTTCCTTCATCGGCACAGTGACCGCCAACTGGAATGCGTTCTGGGCCGGAGTCGGGCAAACAGTGTCGGCTATCTGGGCCCAGATCACCGGCTGGATCGGCCAGCAGATCGGCGCCATTGCGGGGAACATCGGCAACTTCATCGGCACCGTCACCTCGAACTGGAACAACTTCTGGTCCGGGGTTGGCGCCAAGGTGTCCCAGACGTGGGCGCAGATCACCGGCTGGATCAACCAGCAGGTCGGTGCAATCATCGGCCGGATCGCCGGGTTCATCGGACAGGTCACGGGAAGCTGGAACGCCTTCTGGGGCGGGGTCAGTGCGCGCGCCTCACAGGCGTGGGCGCAGATCAGCGGCGCTGTCTCCAACGGCGTCTCCAGCGTCATCGGCTGGGTCGCCGGACTGCCGGGCCGGATCAGCGGCGCCATCGGCAACGCGTGGGGCATCCTTCAGGGTGCCGGTGAGGCGATCATGGGCGGCCTGCGCCGCGGCCTCGAATCGGCGTGGTCCGGCGTGCAGAACTTCGTCGGGACCATCGCGCAGTGGATCGCGGACCACAAGGGCCCGATCAGCTACGACCGGACCCTGCTCGTGCCCGCCGGTGAGGCGATCATGTCCGGCCTCGAAACGTCCATGAAGGACAAGTTCGGCAACGTCATGGACTTCGTCTCCTCAATGGCGTCGATGATGGCGTCGGCGTTCAACCACTCGGACATGTATATCGCCGGGAAGAACGCCTCGCAGGGGTTGGCCGACGGCCTGCTCGCGAACAAGTCCACCATCGCGGCGGCCTACTCCAATCTCGGCACGTTCGCCACCGGCGACCCGGCGGGCCTCGGCACGCTGAAGATCGCCCGGGGTGACGACCGGTCGTCAGGCACGACGGCGTCGCATTCCTTCGCCCCGGGCGCGGTACAGGTCGCCGTCACCACACAGGCGACGGACGCGGGCCTCGTGGCCAGCAAGGTCACCGATTCACTCGACGACGCGTTCGCGCGCTTCTCAGGACTGTAGGAAGGCGCCATGTATAACGGCTGGCTGGAGTACGCGGGCATTGAACTGATCAATGCGGCGCGGACGAAGAAGTACATCACCACCCTGCTCGCGGGCCTCGACGTCCGGTGCGACACCTCCGGGCTTCAGGCCGCGCGGGCGCAGGCCAACTACGTGTCCCCGGCGGCGGACAACGCCCCGTGGTACAAGGCCACCCGGCCCGCGACCGGCCGGTTCTACGGGCTGTTCCCCGCGACCATGGCCGGGGAGGAGGACGCGTCCCGCGAGGTCGGCGTCATCGAACTTTCCGGCGACGGCGCGACCTACGGCAGGCCCCGTTACGGGTCACGGGAAATCCGGGTCACCGCGATGGCGTTCGCCGCCGACGAGGAGGCCATGGGCGAGGGCCTGTCGTGGCTCAGGGACGCGCTGGCGACCGGGGAGTGCGCCGAGACGACCGGGGCGTGCACGAACAACGAACTGCGCATGTACCTTGCCCAGCCGAAGAACGGCACCGCCGACAACCACATGATCCGCACCTTCATTCGGACCGAAATCCTCGACAATCTCACCGTCACCCGGCAGATGGGCTCGCGGGTGTGCGTCGCGAAGATGGTCGAGTTCATCTTCACCGTCGGCGTGCCGTGGGCATTCACCCCCAAGACCCTCGTCGGCTCCCTGAGCATGGACACCGGCACCGCGTCCTTCACCGACCCCGCCGGGGAGGACTGCTACAACACCTCCAACGCCTACACCAACTTCGTCGCCGACCCTTTCTACACCGCCATCGTGAAGCCGCCCGCCCCACCCGTGGTGAAGCCGCCGAACGTCATCAAGCCCGCCTCGTGGCGGCGCCGGACTCTGGCCGTGACGCAGTCGGAAGTGGACCGCTGGGGCCGGGTCGCCCCGGTGGTGACGCTCTCGGTCGGCGCGTCCGGCGGCTCGCTGATCCGGGTCCGGTTCTACGGGAACGGCACAGTGTCCGGGTGCGGCTTCGAGGGCGAGTTCTACGTCTCCTACATCCCGCCCAGCTCCTCGATGATCCTCGACGCGATGCGCCGGGAAATCACGGTGGTGCGCTCGAACGGCGCGAAGGTCCCCGGCGGCCAGCTCGTCTACGGTTCCGACGGCCTGCCGCTGAAGTGGCCGTCCCTCGGGTGCAGTGCCTCCTACACCATGACCGTCGACATGCTCCCGGGGCAGACCGGCATCACCGCCCTCCTCGAATCCTCCGTAAGGGAGTAGCCCGTGGCCCTGTCCTGCCAGACCCATACCGCGTTCATCTACGACCGGGGCGGGTTCCGCCAGATGATTGCGCTGACCCCGCTCCAGCGGGTGAAGTGGGAGCGCCGCCGCGACGACATCTCGACCGCGACGGTGTTCCTGTCCACGCCCGGGAAGCAGTGTGCCGAACAGCTCGGGCTGGTCGAGGCAGGCCGGGTGGAGCTGGTCATCTTCCGCGGCACCCAGCGGGTGTGGGAGGGCCCGGTGACCCGGGTCGCGTACAAGGGGCAGACCGTGGAGATTTTCGCGGGCGACGTCATGACGTACGTGAACCGCACGGCGATGCGCGGCGAGTACGATTCGCGCTACCCGAACACCGAGTACACCATCGACCGGGTGAAGCGGATCATGAACACCGAGGTGGCCCGCAAGGAGGCGCTGGACCCGCCCTACAACATCCTCGCGAACGTCCAGTACCTCTACACCACCCCGCGCACGGACTCGCGCACCGCGGCCCACACCCTGCCGTACGCACAGACCGTGTTCGATCACGTCGACTCCTATGCGGCGCGCGGCGGTCTGGACTACACCGTCGTCGGCCGGTCCATCCTGTTCTGGGATGTGCACCAAGCCATCGGGCAGACCCCCATGGTGACTGAGTCCGACTTCCTCGGCGATCTGGTGATTACCCAGTACGGTGCGGAGCTTGCCACGCAGGTTTACATCTCTGACGGCAAGGGGCACCACGGCCAGTACGGCGCCGTCGACCCTTACTACGGTGAGTGGGAAATGGTGCAGGATGCGTACGACGAGAACACGTCCGGCCCCGACGATGCGACCGACCCTACCGTCGGCGAAATGAACTCGCAGGCGTCGCGCATCTGGTCGCAGACGAAACGGCCCCCGCTGGTCGCCCGTGTGCCGGACAATACCAGCCTCAACCCGGCCGGTGTGCTCAGCGTTGACGACCTTGTTCCGGGTGTGTGGGTTCCTCTTACCGTCAGCGTGCCGGGTCGTACCGTCTCGCAGATGCAAAAGCTGGATAACATGACGGTTGAGGAGAGCGCGGAAGTGGGTGAGGTCATTACTGTGACCCTGTCCCCGGCTCCGATCCAGACATAAGAGGAAGGGACCGCCAGTGTCCATGCAAAGCCCCCGCGATCTGCGCGAATGGCAGAAGATTATTGAGCGTGGGGTAAAGACCGCCAATCGCGGAATACCTATCGCGATTGCTCACGCCAATGACAAGGCGGCGGAGGTCCACGACGAGGTTGAGACCTACAAAGACCTGACACCGGCGGCCCCTATCGAGGTCACCTTCCAGACTCTCATCTACACCGACCCCAACAAGCGCCAGCGCGGCACCGCAACGTTCGACTTCCCCGACGTCGTGTTCGCCACGAACGGCACGCCGATCAGCGTGGACCGCTACGAAATCTTCGGTCAGGATCAGGGCGTCAACCCGCTCCAGCCGTTCCGCCTGATGAACACCTCGACGGCGTCCAGCATCACCGTCACGGACCTGAAGCCCGGCTCGGTGTGGAAGTTCCGCATCCGCGCGCTCAGCGCCAGCATCATCAAGCCCGGCCTGTTCTCCCCGGACTACTCCGTTACCGTCACGGCGGACACCACGCCCCCGCCGCAAACCTCCGCGCCGGTCGCCACCGCAATCTCCGGCGGCGTCAAGGTCACATGGGACGGGCTTGCCGCGGGCGGCGGAGTCATGCCCGGCGACTTCGACTACACCGAGGTCGCCTTCGGCATGGCCGCCTCACCCACGGCGGTCATCGACAGGTTCTACGGCGCATCCTTCACCATCGTCCCGAAGACCTCCTACAACACCACGCACTACTTCCGGCTCCGCGCCGTGGACACCTCCGGCAACCCCGGGCCTTGGTCTGTGCAGGCGACCGCCATCCCGGTGCCGCTGGTGGATGTGGACGTCATCCTCGCCCACCTCGACGGCGCCGTCACCGAAATCACCAACATCGGCGCGGAAGCAATCAAGACCGGCGCGATCACCAACGCGAAGCTGGCGCTGAACGCTGTCGCCCAGAACAACCTTCAGGACCAGATCGTCTCCCTCGGGAAGCTGGACACGGCGACCAACGCGAAAATCCAGAAGGGTGTCGATGACGCCTTCACCGCGCAGGCCGCCGCGAACGCCGCCGACGGCAAGGCGGGAACCGCCATCAGCAATGCCGCCGCCGCCGACACCAAGGCAGGGAACGCCCAGACCGCCGCCGACGCGGCCCGTGCCGTCGCCGACGCAAAGCTCGCGGCCGGGGTCGCGCTGACCCTGAACGGCAACTTCGACGCCACCCCGATCACGTCCCCGCCGCTGGGCTGGCCGTTCCGGGTGCTGTCCGTGGTCCAGCCCTCGGCGACCACGGCCCGCTCGGGCACCAACGTGCTCAAATGCTCGCCGACCACCTCCACCATCGCCTACGCCTACACCGACTACGTCGCCTCCGCGACCGGCCGGACCTTCTACATCGAATACTGGGCCCGGCTCGATCAGCCGCTGGTGGCCGGAAACGAAAACCTCGAACTCGGCGCCTACTTCAACCAGCTCGACACCTCCGGGGCCAGCACCTCCAGCCCGCGCACCAACAACGGCCCCGACTGGCCCTCGGTGAAGTTCTCCGCGCTGAGCACGACGGCGTGGACCAAGTTCGCCGTGATCCACACCGTCACGCAGGCCAACAACGTTCAAATCCGGTTCGGTCCGCGCATCCAGAATCTCGCCGTCGCCGGGAACACGTTCGAGGTGGACGGCTTCCGGGCCATTGACATCACCGAGGCGAAGGCCGCGCTGGACGCCGCCGCCACCGCGCAGGCCCGCGCCGATGCCGCCTTCGATGACGCCTACGACGCGAACGTGGCCGCCGGTCAGGCCCAAACCTCCGCGAACGGCAAGAACAACGTCCTCTATCTGGCATCCCTGCCCTCCGGCAACGGCTTCGCTGACGGCGACACGGTGTTCATCCGCTCCGCGCCGGGCGCGCCGATCACCGCGCAGTGGCGCTGGGACAAGCCCTCGCTGACGTGGAAGATCGAGACGCTGGGCCATCAGGTCATCGCCTCCGTTGACCTCGGCAAGGCCACCATCGGGGAACTCGACGGCATCTACGTCAAGGCGTTCTCACTGCGCGCCGACACGCTCAAAATCGGGTCCGGGGCGAACATGTTCCCGGACCCGAAGATGCTCGACGTCGCCGGGTGGCCTGTTGTGGCCGGAGTGTCATTCGAGGGAGTGGGCACCGGCAAGAACGGGCAGGGCTCCATGCTCGTCGCCCAGTCCGCCACGCAGACCGGCGCCTACTACGGGTTCAGCGACCCCGAACGGCGCACGCTGGTGCGGGCGAACTCCTCGTACCGGATCAGCGTGTGGCTCCGCGCCAACGTCACCATCCCGGTTGGCGGCGTGGCACTCTACGCCCGGCAGTACCCGCTGGACGGTTCCACCTACAGCTTCACCACGCCCGCCTCCATCAGCAACAACACCACCATCCCGGCGAACACCTGGACTGAACTCACCGGGGTTGTCGCCACTGGCGCGTTCGATTCGGGAATGTCCATCGCCCCCATCAAGCAGGCGCTGTTCACCACCAGCGCCGTGCGGTTCTCCGACCCGACCATCGAGATGATGGGCATTGGCCGGCTGATCGTGGACGGCACCATTCAGGGCAACCACATCCTCGCCGGGACCATCGCCACCAAGCACCTGACCGTCACGGACCTGACGAACTTCGCGCCGTCGCTGGCCGATTCCCCGACGGACTGGTCCCTGACGAACCAGATGCAGATTGTCCCGTCCAGCATCGACCCGACCGGATACCGGTTCTCCACGGTCAACGCCACGGCCGACTCCCGCGCCTACGGGCCGTGGATGTCGGTCACGCCGGGCGAAAGCCTGTGGATGGGCGCCAACCTGTACCGGGGCTCCGGTACGGTCCCCGCGTACCTCCGCTACGAGTTTGGTGACGCGAACAAGATCGGCCTCGCGGGCGGCGCGGGCACCAACTACGTCAACGTGCCGCAGTCCAACACCTCGGCGACGGGTGTCCGGTTCGAGGGCCCGGCCGTCGTTCCCGCCGGTGCGGCCTACGCGCGCTGGTACATCATCATCGCGGCAGGCACGGGTGACACCGGGTTCTACAACATCGTCGGCCGCCGCCGCCTCGCGGGCGAACTGCTCATCGACGGGACCGTGACGAGTGACAAGGTCGCCACGAACGGGATCACCGCGAAGAACATCCTCGTCGGCGACTTCCAGAACTTCGCCATCGGCTCCGACTTCGAGGACCCGGCGGCGGTCCCGTGGACCCTCCACGCCACGCACACCCTCACCACGAGCCAGAAGAAGTCGGGCACCACCTCGCTGAGGCTGGCCGCCGGAACCGGTTCGCGCGAATCGGTATTCATCGGGGACATGCGGGTCAAGGAAGGCGAACAGTACAACTTCAAATACTGGGCGTACATCGACGCCAGCTTCAACGGCACCGCGGGCAACTCCAAGCTCCGCATCGCGGACCAGACCGGCTCCGCCTTTATCGTGTCCAACTCCTTCTCCGCTAACACCCGGAGCACATGGGTGCCGATGGAGGTGACGTACACGGTCAGCGCCGGGACCACGTCGCTGAAGGTGTCGCTGGTTTCCGACAACACGGCCGGAACCGCATACATCGACGACGTCCAGATCAGGCGCGTCTCCGAAGCCTCGCTCATCATGAACCTCGGCGTGGAGAAGCTGACCGCATCCGCCGCGTCCATGGGACAGGCGGTGATCGACAAGCTGTGGACCGATGTGGTGCGCTCGCGCCGGATGACCACGGACATGATGGTGGTCGGGCGCGGCGTCAACGGCATCGTCGATGAGTTCTTCGAGCAGGATGACCTGAAGACGTACCGCGACGTGCTCTGCGGCGACTGGGGCGCGTTCTCGTGGTCCGCCAGCGCAGGCGTGAACATGTACGGCGGCACGCTGACGGCGGGCACGTCCCGGTCCTTCTACTACGACACCGTCGCCACCTACGACAAGAACTCCTACATCCCGGTGGAGCCGGGGCAGGTGTGGCTGTTCAAGGCGCAGTACACCTCGGCCACCTCCGGCCCGCGCGCCACCCTGCGCCAGATCAAGCGCGACGGCACCAACGCCTACACCTCGGTCGGCTGGACCAAGCGCGACCTGACCTCCAACGGGTACGAACCGGCAGGCACGGTCCGCACGCTGGAGCGCATCTACACGGTCCCGGCCGACGTCGCCTACATCATGCCCGCGATCCAGTTCGAGGCCACCTGCACCAGCGCCTACGTCTACGGCGGGGCGACACTGACCAACATGGCGACCAGCTCGCTCGTGGTGGACGGTGCCATCGCGGCCCGGAACCTGACCGTGACGGAGGAAATGTGGACGAACATTCTGCATTTCAAGAAGCTCGGCGGCGACGAGATTGACGTGAACCTGCTCGGTGCCGACACCGCATGGATCGGCATTCTCCGCGGCCACGTCCTCATCAACGACGCCGTCACCACCGGCATCCTGAAGGCCGACGCGATCACCTCCAAGCACACCATCACGGGTGCCACGATCCAGACCACGGCGACCGCGCTGAGGGGCATCAAGATCACCAGCACCGGCATGAAGGGCTGGGACTCCGGCGGAGCGCCCACGCTCGACATCGGCAACGGCACCACGAACCTGCTGGTCGGCAACGTCATGACGTCCAAGGACGGCACCGGCGGCATCCGGCTCATCAACTCCTCCGAGTGGGGCCTGCCCGCCATCATCTACTCCTACAACGGCAACCAGACCGTGCAGGAGGCGGCGTCCTTCATGCGCTACTCCATCGGCGGCGACCCGGAACTGGTGCACCGCGCACCGAACCGGGCCATCGTCGGCGGCACCGGCCTTGGCTTCGTCCGCATCGAAGGCGACCTCGTCCTCTCGCTCGGCAACGGCGCGTCCGGGGCCCAGCAGATGCGCGTGGAACAGCCCTTCAACCTCGACGCATGGTCCCCGCAGACCGGCTATCAGGCGATGACGCTGAACGGCAAGCTCACCACCATCAACGCGGTGGCCGGTAACGTCAAGATCGACGCGGGCGCCTACTACGTCCAGCTTCCCTCGACCTACGCGCGGACCTCCGGCAGTGCCGGTAACGTCGTCATCGCCTCCGACGGCGGCCTGTTCCGGTCCACGTCGGCGTCGAAGTACAAGATTCTGCCCGAGGTCATGGACCTGCCCGCGGGCCTGCTCGACGTACAGGTGAAGAACTGGATCGACCTCGCCGCGGCGACCGAGTTCGCGGACTTCTACGAGCGGGAGGACGCGCTGGATGAGACGGAGCAGAACCGGTTCAATGCCATCTCGCTGAAGCGCATCCCCGGCGCCATCGCCGAAGACGTCGAAGCGGCCGGTGGCGGTGACTTCGTGGTCTATGGCGAGGGCGGGCAGATCGAGGGCCTGATGTATGACCGCCTTGCGCTGGCCCAGATTCAGCTCCTGAAGGCGCGCATTGAGGAGCTGGAGGCGCGTCTTCCGGCATGAAAGCGTATACGCCCCGGTAAGCTCAAACCGGAACCCCTACCGACGAAAGGTGGCCCTAGTGTCACAGCAGGACCAGCAGATCACAATGTTGCAGGAGCAGGCCGAGGACTTGGTCGGCTACGTGCAGGACTACCAGAACAAAAACGCTGAGGTGACGTTCCAGCTTGTGCAGGCGAACGGTTCCGTCCGCAGGCTCCAGACGAAGCTGGAGCAGGTGCAGGAGGAACTGCGGCAGGCGCAGGCCCGGATCGCCGAACTGGAGGAGCCCGCCGAGGTTCCGCAGGCGGAGCCGGAATCGAAGCCCGCCCGGTCGAATAGTAAGGCCGCTTAGCGTCCACAGCACCACCGGAAAGGCCCTTCAGCACACACACTGGGGGGCCTTTTCCATGCCCGTCGACGACAACGCTATATGTATACGGCTTGGCTGGGCGAATGTGCCGGATAGTGGGTTCCCAATCCCATAAAGTTGTGCCAGTTAGATCAAGGGCGCAGACCGCGCACAGCACTAAAAGGACACAGATTATGGCAAGACCACGAATGAACCGGTGCGCAACATGCCCGGCTCAGTAAGCGTCGATGGGATTACGATTCCCACCGGCCTTGCAGAGATGAGCAGCACCGGCCTTCTGATTACCCTCGTGGCCTTCTTCATCATCTCCGTCGTCCGTGGATGGCTCATCGTCAAAATCCACTACGACACCGCCATCAAGCGTGCAGAGACGGCCGAAGCCGCCGTCGCCACCCTGACGGCCACCAATGCGGTCCAAGCCCAGACCATCGAAAAGCAGACCGCCGTCGGCGAAACCGTCGTCAGGGTCATGAACTCGGTCCAAGAAGCACGGGCTACCGCAGGGGACACCACATGAACCTCTTCAAGCGTTTCTCCGAACTCCGCAAGGTCAACGAGGACGCCCTCGTGGTCAACGAGTCCGCGAAACAGGACGCCGACCGGGATCATGAAGTCGCGCTGGCCCGGCTGGCAGAGGCTACCGAGCAGGCAGACCGCCTCGCCAACATGAACCACCGCAACCATTATTCCGAGTCGCTGACTCACGCCTTCCGGGGGAGGACCGCATGAACAACGAACTGCTCAGCGCCATATTTCTAGGGGCTGTCACCCTCGCCGCGAGCTGGGTCATCATCTACTGGCACTTCGCCACCAAGGGCACATGGCGCGAATGGCCCGCAGGCCGGTCCCTGATGGGCCTGCTCGCCATCATCGCGGTCGGCTTCGGCTTCGGCGTCGTCAACCGCATCCTGCCCATGCCGCTCGGCAAGACCATCGTCGGCGTCGGGCTCTACGCCCTGTTCGTCTCCGCCATCATCTTCATCGGCCTGACGATCCGCAAGGAACTGCGCGTCGGCCGGGCCAAAGAGCACCACCCCGCCAATCCCAACACCGGCACCATTGACATCACGGTCGCCACTGATACAGACAAGGAACACCCCGATGACTGAGTCCAACGAAATCCGCGTGGACGGCGCCATCTCCGCCGCCAACGTCGCCCCCGGCCCGGACCACCGCGCCGTGGCCCCCACCGCCCCGAACAAGGCGTTCTGGCGCACGGTGCTTCAGGTCGGCCCCACCTCGCTGGTGGCGCTGGTCGGCATCCTGCCGTTCGTCATCCAAGACATCGTCGACGGCTTCGGCCAGCACCTCCCGGACGGCCTCCGGCTGTGGTTGCTGGGCGCCTCGGTGACGCTGACCGCGGCGTCGGCCACGCTGGCGAAGATCATGGCGAACGTCAAGGTCATCGAGTGGACGCGCAAGTACGCGCCGTTCTTCGCCCCGCAGAAGCAGTCATAGGTTCCGGGCGTCTCCCCCGGTAAACAGAAAAACCCCCCACCGCGCGAGCAGTGAGGGGTTTTTCTGTGGGTGACGACCGGTCGTCAGGCCTGCACTTCGAGGCGGCAGTCGAACCTGAAGTGGTCCTTGCGGTCCGACTTCTCCCCGGTGCCCGTCAGGTGCGGGCCGTCGAAGTAGGCGTCGGAGTCGTCGACCAGACACCCCCGGGCCGGGAGCTGTTTCTGGCCCTTCACCACCGGAGGCCTGTCCACCATCCCGTCGACGTACGCCTTCATCGTCGGGTAATAGTTGGACGCGTCGGCGCTGGCCGCGGTGGGGTAGGACACCCGCACCGTCAGCCGGACCTTCAGGAACTTCTTCCCGAGCTTGCGGCCCGCGGCCTTCCCGAGGACTTTCAGGTCACGCTTAATCGGGTTCCCCGTGCCCCAGTGCGGGAGCCGGTTCTGGTTGAGCACCAGCGACTTGTGGATGTACTGCGTCCACTCGTGCACCTCGGTCACTTGGCTCCCTTCCAGTCCGCGAGCTTCCACAGCCGCCCCAGCCCGATCCCGATGCCGTAGACCGCCAGCACCGGCCAGACCAGAGAGAGGAACGCGATGCGGGCGGCGAACCGCTTCTCGTCGTCACCGGCGAACCGGCTCGACCCGACGATCATGGCAAGGAGCAGGGTGAGGATCAGGCCGAAAACGTACAGCTCGCTCATGCCTGCCTCAGCTCCCTTGCGACTTCCGTGACGGTCTGGAGCGAGAGGCCCGTCGCGCTGACCGTCCGCGCCAGATTCTCCGGGGAGAAGATCGACGCGCTGGCCGCATCCACGGCAACCCTGACATCCCCGGTCGTCAGCTCGATGCCGAGGCTGTCGAGCGCGGCCTGCGCCGCGAACACAGGATTGCTCATGCTTTCACCTCCGGTCGGTCACGCCACAGCGCACCGCAGGAACAACCGTGCCCGACGCCCATGAATGGGTCGTGGCCTTTCCGTCCGGTACAGGTGCAGACGTGGCCCGCGCCGATCCCTTGCCCGCCATTGGCTCCGCAATACTCCCAGCCGCTGTGACCGATCATCTGTCCACTAGCTCCCACGAGTCACCGCCGGGCAGTCCTTGGCGTTGTGCATCTGCCGGATCGTCTTGCCCCGGCTCCACGGGTGCTGGATGCACTCGGGGTCGATGCGCTCACTGTCCACCAGCCCGCAGGCCGCGGTGCCGCAGGGGCAGACGTCCTCCATCATGGTGCCGGTGAAGCTCCGGCCGATATGTGCGGCCCACGGGTCGCTACTCATAGTCGCTCCTTACTTCGGTAATGATGGCCTCGGCCAGCGCCATCAGGTCGTAATGCCCGTCGATGGTGACGGCAGTCAGGTCTTCGGTCCCGTCATCGTTCGTCGCCGGGGAGCAGTAGTGGCCGTCCATGTGTCCCTGCTCGGCGAAGCTGTTGACCATGAGCGCGGCGACGGCGCGCACTTTCGGATCAGTCGTCATAGCGGGCGTCCCTCATTTCGTCGTAGGCGCGGTCGGGGTCAAGGTCCTCATCTTCGAGGATGGTGTCGGAGGTCTGGGTGACGCCGCACCGGGGGCAGGTCCACTCGGCCTCCTCGGAGACGGGCAGTTCCAGTTCCCCGGTCCAGTCGCACTCGTAGGTGCCCTCCTTCTTGTGCCGGTCCACCGTCCCGGCGGTGTGGCCGAGCTGGAACAGCACCGCAGTGATGGTCGCATCCGGGTCCATCACCAGCTTCCTCAGCGCTTCGAGCCGGTCCTGCACCAGAGTGACGGGAACGACCATTGCCTCGTCGCTCGTGCAGTCCACCGTCACGGGGCGCTCTTGCGGGTTGAAGTGCGGGTGGGCGTCGGTGACACCGGCCGGGTAATTGTCATTGCTCACGGGGTACTTCCTTCCATTGGATCGGTTCTGATTCGTACAGTGTGGCGTCGATGCCCCGGCCCAGCAGGTAGTCGCGCCGGGCCTCGGCGGCGGGCTTGTTGGTGAACTTCCCGCCGCCGCTCTCCCGGTACTTCAACTTGCCGATGGTGCTGATGTCGACCCAGTACAGGGTCTTGGGTGCCCTGCCGCTCGGGCCGCTCATCGTGCGCCCGGCGCTTCTGATCCGGCACAGCCGAGCCGGTCGCACGGGCAGTCCTCATCGTGGCAACTGTCGCAGTCGAACGGGCACACGTCCGGCTCCGGCTCAGGCTCCAGCGCTGTGATGTGTTCGGGTAGGACGTGGACGGGCGCTGACCGCAGGCTGGTCACGATCAGGTAGGCGGTGAAGTGGCGATGGGCGTCATACTCCCCCGGCTCCTCCCCGTTGCCGTAGTGGTAGGTGCCGTCGGAGAGGGTGCGCTTGCCAATAATGATGCCCTCACCCCCATCCAACCTCTTGCCGGGGTACGCCTCCCCGGACCACACCCTGTTCGGACCTTTCGGGTACGGCTGGTTGTAGGTGTCCACGTAGCGGCGCTTGATCCGTTCGGCGAACCGGACGCGCTGGCCCAACGTGTAATTACTCACAGGTGCAGTCCTTTCTCGATGTCGTCGAGCCGGGCGCGCTGGGCGTCCTGCCCGTACATGCTGATAACCCACGACGCCATCTCCTCGACGCTGACGTCCAGCGTCACCTCGGGCGGGTCGATCATGAGGGTGTCGCCCATGACCCACGGCGGGGGCTGGCGGGTGTTGCGGTTCATGGTCATTCCCGCGGGGGTGCGGGTGAAGACGGTGAACAGTTCCCCGTTCACCGTCTCCACGACCATGCCGACGCGCTTAATCCTGACGCGCTCCGGCTCGGGCATTACTTCGTCAGCCGGGGCACGTCGATGGCGAGCGGGGCGTCGGACTGGATGTAGTCGAGGTCGGTGACGACCATCGTGCCGTCGCTGGTGAAAAAGAAGATGCCCGGGTCGCCGTCACCATAGGAGCCGTCATCCTGCGCGGAGTCCAGCACGGAGGAGTCACGGTAGCCGGAGTTGGCCAGCTCCAGTTCGGGGCCGATCTGGGAGCCGTTGGAGCTGATCTTGCCCTTGGTGACGTAGTAGCCGATGATCTTGCCGAAGCTCATCACGTACAGGTAGCGCTCGGTCGAGGGGTTTTCCTCGCGGTCCCGCTTGGCCTTCAGGTTCTTGATTTCCAGCGACTCGCCCTTGGGCTGGGATGCGGCCTGCGCCTTCTGCCGTTCGGTGGCGGTGGCGTCGCAGGAGGAGGCGGTGAGTCCGATGATCGCGGCGAGGGAGAGGGCGGCGACGGTGGTGAAGCGCTTGTTCATGTGGGTGGTTCCTTTACTTGCAGTCGGTGGCGGGGTTGGAGTCGTCGATCTGGTACGGCAGGTCGGCGGACTTGAAGTCTTCCTTCAGGAACTTGCGGGAGTCGGCGTTATAGGCCGCCACCGCGCTCATGCAGACGCTGGTGACGCCGGTCAGGTTGGTCTTCAGCGTCGGGTCCGTCGGGGCCGCCTCCAGCGCGGTCCGGTGGACGGCGATCTTGCGGTCAGCAGAGACGATTTCCTGATACCGGTCCTCGAACCCGGCCTGCGCCTTCGTCCAGTTCTCGGCGGAGTTCTTCTGGATGATGGCGTTGCCGACACCCTTGGGGCCGGACAGCGCCACGGTCAGGGCGAAGCCCGCCCACGACAGGACGATCAGGCCGACGACGACGGCGATGGCCGTCCAGATGATGCGTTTGGTGCTCATTAGTTTCCTTCGATAGTTCCAGTGCTGAGCGTGTTCAGGATGAACTGCGCCGCGTTCCGGCTGGTGGTGGTGACGATGTACGCCCCGTTGTCGTAGTGGTTGCGCTTCTTGTAGACGTGCCAGTGGACGCCGTCATTGGAGCGTTCGGCGAAGAAGATGCCGTGGTCGATCCGGCTAGCATTGGCGGCGTCGAGGAGAGCCTGTTCCAAGTCGTTGTAGCTGGGCATGTCGCCGGGGTCGGTGACGAGGTGTTCGCCCTGATCGAGCGGACCGTCCTCGTCCTCGCGCGGCTCCTCGCCGTCGTTCTGCCAGTCGATGTAGCCGTCGGCGAGACTGTTGTGGCCGAGGTCGCGGAGGGTGCGGGCCACGTCGGTGTCGGTAATGCCCTGCTTGTGCAAGCCGTCGAGCCGTCCGTACATGTCGTCGATGGCGGCGCTGACGATGTTCTCGACGGCGAGCCGGGCTTCGTTCTGTTCCATGGTGCGGTTCCTTTCTGGTAGGTGACGACCGGTCGTCAGTTCGGGGAATACGGGTTGCGGACCTTGCGGGAGGTGCCGCGGATACGGTTCAGGAACCGGTCGAGGTTGGCGCGCAGTTCCTGTTCCGACGCTTCCTTCGCGGCCGGGCCCTTGGAGCAGGGGTGGCAGGTCAGCTTGTCCTCGCCCTGACGGCGCCGGGTGCCCGGCAGTGCGTCCTCCGGGCACCGGTAGGGCCGGGTACTGCACCCGCACCCCGGGCAGGTGAGCACGGCGTACGCCGGGTCCTCCGGGTGGCGTTCGGACATCATCGCGTACCAGCACCCGCGGCACCGGTTCTCGCTGTACTCCATCATCGTCCCGGGGAACTGCCGCACGGTGCGCCGGTAGGGGCGCAGGCTCCGCCCGCATCCGCCGTGACACGGGTACGGGCCGCGGTCCTTGGGTTTGGCGCGGCGCTCCTCCATCACGGCGAGGGTGCCTTCGGAGAGCAGGTCGCCGCTCATTCCCCTGCCCCCGTTGCGGTGATCGCGGCACGGATGCGAGATGCGATCTGCGCCTTGTAGGCGTCATGCTCCGGGTCGCTCCCGATGTGGAACGAATGCTGGATGACTCGCGGGTCGTGGAGGCTCAACGCAACCTTTGCCACCCGGTCGAGTCGCGCCTGCTGTTCCCGCACCATGGCGAGGAGGTAGTCGCGGTCTTCCCGCAACTCGTGAGCCCATGTGTACGTGGGCTCCTTGGCGCGGGCTTCGATGGCGGCGAGCTGGTCAGCGCTCACCGCGACAGCGCCCGATGCGGCAGGAGCCCGTCGGTGTCCACCCCGCGGGCCCGCCGTTTGGCCATGAACGCGTCGAGGCCCTTCAGCGTGTAGGCCAGCCGGTCCTCGGCGACGTTGGGCTTCTGGGTCAGTTCGCCGTCCTTGCGCCGGGCGTGGTTCAGGCACAACTGGCAGGTTGTTTCGTTGCCGCGCACGACCGTGTTGGGGAAGTCGGCGACCTTCATCCGCCCGGTCCGGGTCCAGCGCCCGCACGGCCCGGCGCAGAGCCGGGTCTGGGGGTGGTTCTTCACTTCGTCGCTGACCGGGGAGTCAGCGGTCACTACCTGATACACAGGGGTTCCTTTCGCAGATGGCAGGGGAAGGGGGCCCCGGCGTGCGGGGCCCCCAAGGTGACGACCGGTCGTCAGGGTCTAAAACGGATCACCGGCGAGGAGCCGTTGCAGGCCCTCGGCGGTCAGGCCCGGGATGTCGAGGGAGAACCCGTACCGGAACTGGATGTGCAGGTGGTCGGTGGTGACAATGTCGCCCTTGGGGACCTCGTAGGCGAACGCGATTTCCTCCCCGTTAATAAGGGCGCCGTTGAAGACGATGGTCGGTAAAGCCATGGCGTGCTCATTTCTCTTGGTGGTGGTAGCCGATGTTTCTCAGGTCCGCGACGAGATTCCTGTACGCGCGGTGGTCGGAGCTGGTGAAGTGCGCCCCGGCCGTGTTGCCGTTCTCGCCGTAGAACACGATCCCGGATTTGGTCATCCGATACCGGACCTCGTTCTTGATCGCGGCGGCGATGATCCTGCGCATATCCCGGTTGGAAATGCCGCGCAGTCTCCTGACGTCACTACCGGTGCTCATTGGGGCGGCCCAGCAGTTCGTTGTTGCGCCGCTCCCCGTAGTGCGGGAAGCACAGGTAGGCCGTCTCCGTCCCGTGGGTGCGGATGTAGGTTGCCTGTCTGATCTGGCCCTGCGTCTTGATGTGCTCGGTGACGCAGTCGATGCAGGACGCCTTGACGGGGGAGCGGTAGCGCACGTACCGGACCCCGGCGTCCTTCTCTTGCTCGGCCATCGACCGGCCCCGGGGCTTCTTCTCCTCGGGCTGGTCAAAGCCGGGCAGGACAATATCTGTCCATTCTTGCGGTGTCGTTTTCTTGGGAAGCAGGCTCACGAGTCAGCGGGTTCCTTCGTCGTCGGGGCGGACAGCAGTTCCTCGGCGGTCTGTTTCTTCGCGGCACGCTTGGGCTTGGGCTTCGGCTCCGTCACGGGGGTGATCGAGAGCTTGAAGTACCCGGCGCGCTTGGATGCTGGCATCTCCACCGGGTTGACCCACGTGTTGCGGATCATGTGCTGGCCGGTGGACCCGGCGACCCCGGCGAGCGCCGTCTTGTAGCCCTTCTCCAGCGCCTTCGCCCGGTCCATCAGGACCTTGCGCTCCTCGAACATCTCTACGGCGGTGAACACGGCGGGGTCCTCCAGCAACCCCTCCACGTCGGTGTCGTTGCCGCGGCACACGGTGGCGTACTCGCACCAGTTCCAGCAGAACTCGCGCGGCATGTCCCGGGAGGCGTCCTCGTTGTGGGCGACGGCGTACTTGACGTCGTTGATCCACTCGTCGATTTCGGCCACGACGTCGGGGTCGTAGAACTCCCCGATGCACCACGTCTCCTGCGACTGCGCGGAGCGGTCGAAGAACACGTCGGCGATGAAGATCGGCTTGGTCGGGTCAAGGTGCCCGGCGTCGATCATCATGGAGGCGTACTGGGTGAGCTGGAACTTCTGCTGAAGGGTCTGCCCGTTGCGTTTGATGGCCTCCATTTCGGCCTTCGACTTCAGGTCCCACACGCCCTGCATGAACAGGGCCGGGCCGTCGTAGTCGGCATCTTCGAGGGAGGCCAGGATTTCCTCGACGGACGCCCCGGCGCTGGCCGGGATGACGATGTCGGGGTGGCCGGGCAGTTCCCCGCCGGAGGGGATGCGGAACACCCCGTCGGACTGGAAGAACCAGTCCGGGTGTTCCTTCTGAAGCTGGTCCTCGACGGCCTTGCCGAGCACGGTGCCCATGAACGCGGCGGTCTTGTCGCGGACGTCGGAGAACGGGGTCTGCTTGGTGAGCAGGGCCGCGTAGTTTCGGCAGTGCCCGATGTTCGAGGACCCGAGCCGGAAGTCCTGCTGTTGCTGGGAGCGGGCGGTGGAGTTGGACGCGTTCTGGATGGCGTTGTGGACGGCGTCGGCGGCGGCCATTTCCAGCGCGTTCATTTGTTTCTCTGGCATGTGCGGTTCTTTCTGCTGGTGGTAGGTGAATCCGGTATGGCCCGCAGGGGAGGTCGTTGCGGTTCTCGCTTCGAGTGCGCTCTCTCCCCTTCACTCCCGGATCGGCGGGATGCCGGGGGAAGCGGGCGGTGTTGACGGGCCATACCGAAAATTGTGGGGGTGGGGTGTGACATCCCCGGAGGAGCATGGTGCGCAGGTCCCACCGGCACCAGTTGGAGAGGTCGCCGTTCCTGTTACGAGCAGGTGGGTTGCAGGTCCTTCATTCCAGTACCCGGGTGTATGAGGTCCGGGGTGGTGATGTTGACGCGCCATGCTCCTGCGGGGACGCCACACCCCGGAGGGGGTGACGACCGGTCGTCAGTTACATGTTCTCGTAGGCCATGCCCTCGGACTTGCCGCCGTCGCCGCCGTAGTCCGGGTCCATTTCCACCGGGTCGCCCGAACGCGTCACGGTCTGACGGGGGTCCATCTCCAGCACCGCGGCCTGCCCCGGGTCCTCGGCCAGCATCGCGGCGAAGTCCACCCCGTTGCCGGCCGATTCAAGCGGGCGCGGTCCGCCGTTCGCGGCGTCCACCTTGGCACGGGCACTCATGGCCTGATTGAGCAGGGCCACGTTCGCGTCGCGCTGTTCCTGCGTCATCCCCTCGGGCAGGGGCCGGGCGGCGAACTGGTCCCCGGCCTGACCGTGCACGATGTTCTGAAGCGCGGCGACCTCCTGCTCGCCGGTCGTCGGCGCCGACGCCGGGTTGACCAGCTTCACGTGCCCGGGCCACAGCATCCCGCGCTGGTTCGGCTCGAACACGTTCCTCACCACGTCCTCGGTGGAGCCGTCGTTGTAGAGGCTCAGGCCGAACTGGGTGCCGAGGTAGATCGCAGCCCGCTTCAGCGCATCGGATTCGGCGGTCTTGATCGAGAAGTCCGTCACGTCGCCGAGGTCCGGCCCGGTCTGGGAGCACGCGGCCCATTCGGTGTAGACGGCACCGAGCTGGTGGATGGTGAGCTTGACCCGGACACGGGTGGTGACGCGGAAGTTCGCGGACCCGAACACCTGCTTGCCGTCGGGGGCGTACTCAATCGGCAGGACAACCTTCTTGCCGTTGACCCAGTCGGTCTTGGGGACGTTGTCCTCGATGCGGACGATTTCACACTTGTCGGCTTCGGCGCTGAATCCGCCGAAGCCGAAGACCTTGATGAGCGTGGCCTTCACGTCCCACGTTTCAAGGTAGGACAGGGAGGTGCGGCCCTTCTTCAGTTCGGCGACGCAGGCCTTGCGCAGGTCGCCCATCAGGGCGCTGAGCTGGTCGAAAGTCAGGGGCCGGAGTTCGTGCCCGGGGGCGGTGGTTTCTGCGGTGGTAGTCATAGGAGCATTATCTCATTTCCGTAAACGAAAACCAAAGACATTGTCTGTCCATGGCGTGTCTCTGGGCGGACCCGTGGAAGCCTCTCTAAGGTCCTCCAAAGGTGCGGGTGGGACAATCACCCCACCCGCACCCCGTTAGGCCCGGAGGCGCTTAATCAGCCAGCGCCAGCGTGGCCACATCCCCGCTGGCCAGCAGGAACTTTTCCCGGTTGAACCCGGAGGCCGTCGTCTCGATGGCGTCAGCCGTGACGTGGACCATCGCGGACCACGTCGGGTACTGGACCGAGTTGACCGGCGGGCGCTGGTCGAGGAACTTCGCGGCGAGCTTGATGTAGAACCGGCGGGACAGCATCAGTTGCTCCCGGTGGAGCCGAAGCCGCCGTCGCCGCGCGCCGATTCTGCCAGCGCCGCCCCCTCGTCGGTGATGTCGTGGAACTCCACCCGCGACACCGGCTGGACGACAAGCTGGGCGATGCGCTCGCCGTGGGCGATGTCCGCGTCCACCTTGCCGGTGTTCAGCAACAGCACCTTGACCTCACCCCGGTAGCCGGAGTCGATGACGCCGCCGAGAACGTCGATGCCGTGACGTACCGCGAGGCCGGAGCGCGGCTTGATGTAGCCGACGTAGCCCTCGGGGATGTGGACGGACAGTCCGGTGCCGAACCCTGACCGGTCGCCCGGGGCGAGGATGGTCTTGGCGGACGTGCTGTAGAGGTCGTAGCCCGCGTCCCATTCGTGGGCCTGCGTCGGCAGTACGGCGGCCGGGTCAAGCCTGACGACCTCGATGCTGACCGGGCGGACGTCCCGGCCCACGTTGATGTACCTAGTTCCCATGCTGATTCACTTTCTTTGCTGATGTTGGTAGCCGAACAGTAACGGCGCAGACGGACCATCCGAAGTTACAGGATGACGCCCGTCTGCACCGCGTTCCATGTGACGCCGAGGGACCGCAGTGCCTCGATGCCAGAGGGATTCAGGAAAGCAAGCTCGATGGCTTCCCCGATTTCCAAATCCCCGCCGTCGATAAACGGATCGTGTGCCGCACCGATGGCGATGACCGACGCAACGTCCACGTCGTCAGGGATTCTGATTTCCAAACTAAGACCTAAGCCCACTGGAAGACCTCTCACTATTCTCGATGAGCTGGACGCTCCCGTCGTTATCGAAGGTCGCCCACCCCATGAACGTCCTGATAGGTACAGCCGACGGGTCGTCCACGCTGATAGGAATAATGTAACCGTCCGTCTTCGCTTTCGACGGATTGGCGTGCGCCCACTTATGGCATGTGCCACACAGGTAAACGAGGTTCCCGGCGCCGTGGCCTCCTTCCCGGCGCCGTTGTCGATGGTGATGCTGGCTTCCGCGGGCCCCGCACCGGGAGCACTGGTCGTTACTGCGCTCCCGGACGAGGTTCCGCGTTCTGGTAGGGATGTCAGACATGACGACCGGTCGTCATGCCGTCCAGTATTCCGTCACGGGCGGGCCGCTGTAGCCCTCCCAGATCGGGTACCGGGTGACGTGGTTGGCCAACTGCTCCTCGATGATGCCGCGGATTTGCGCCAGCGCATCGGCAAGAACCGTCGGGTCCTCCTCGTCGATGTCCACCGTCACGTGGATGACGTGGCGGCTCACGGCAGTGCCTCCTCGATTTCCCTGAATCGTGCCTTGATCTTCTCCAGCGCCAGCTTCCCGGCGTCGGTCAGCCCGTCCCGCTGGCCGTGCCAGCCATACAGGAAGAACGCGCGCTGGCCGGTCGTCTCGTTGACCAGTCCCTCCAGCTCGGTCAGGAGCGGCAGGGCCTCGGTCGCGGGCCAGTATTCCTCCGGCTCACCCTGCGACGTCACGGCAATGCCGCCAAGAACGCCCGGATCGCTTCGAGCCGCGTCGGGGCGATGCCGGACTTGCGCATCGCCTCCAGCACCGTCGCGTCGGGAAGCTCCCGCACATGCCGGTCCGGCTTGTTCCGCGGCCGGTACGGGGATTCCTCCCGCCCGTTCACATACTCGGGCAGGACGTAAATCTCGTGCCGCTTCCGCCGCATCTTGACCCGGGTGATCTTCCCGGCCCGGTGCAGGTGGGACAGCGCGCTGGACGACATGCCCTCGCCGATCCCCCACCGGTCGGTCAGTTCCGCGCTGGTCACACCCTCGGCACCCACATCGGAGAGCAGGTTGTAGGTGGCCTGCTGGACCCGGGAGGTGATGCCGCTGGCGTCGTTGCGTTCCTGCCGTTCCTTGGACGTGTCACTGCCCTTGGCATGGCCACTACCCATTCCCGGGTACGGGACCATCGTCGGTTCAGTCGTCGCCATAGTGCACTGCCTCCTTCTTCATTTCCTTGCGGATTGCCTTGACCCATTCGGTCAGCATCACGGTCAGGTCCACGGACTCCCGCACGACCCGGTCCCCGTGATAGACGTTGAGCGTCAACACGGGAGGGGCGGAGACGCTGGTATCCAATTCGTAAGTGGACCCGTCCGACGCCTTCCCTGTCATCCACTCCTCACGGAACGCGCCGATGGTTTCGGTCCGGGTGGTGACGGTGAACTCGCGCTCAGCCATCAGGCGTCCATCGACGGCAGGGCGTCGGGGAGGTCGAAGTTGGCTTCGAGCGGGATCATCGCGCCGTGCCAGTGCAGGGTATCCACCCAGTCCATGAACGAAGCCCAGCCCGGGAAGGACGCAGAGTCCCCGGTGCCGGTGGTCCACATCCTCGCCCCGACCCGGAGGATCAGGAACTCGTAGGACTTGCCGCCGGGAGCGAACTGCACGAGCATCCGCCATGCCCGCTGGCCCCTCGGCGGTGCGGCCGTACGCCGGGCCTTGACCTTCTTGTCCAGCTCCGCGATCCGTTCGGCGAGGTAGCCGAGGTTTTCGTGCGTGGCCTTGTGCTGGCGCTTCAGGTCAATGAGTTGCTGTTCGAGTGTCTTGGCCATGGGAGCTTCTTTCTGCTTGGTAGGTGTGGGGTACTTGATGCCGCCGCGACGGGCGGTAACGGGAACGTAGCCGATGGAGGTGTGGGCGAAGCCGTGCTCGTCGGCAACCATCGGGATGCCGTAGGGCGTGGGCGGGTAGATGTCCCGACCGGACAGGCCGGGATCGTAGCGGCCGTCGTCGTACTGGTCCGCCATGCTCATCCGATCCCCCTCAGCTTGGCGTCACGTGCCTTCGGGCCCATGGCCTTGATCCGCTTCAGGACATCGGCCACCTCGGCCTGCGTGTGTGAGCAAGTGCCTGTCCGGCCGAACTCGATCCCGAACTTTCCGCCGCAAATGACGCACGGATCATTCAGCCCAATGTGCTTGGAGCGGGCAATCATGTCGCCCGTAATCTCAGCCACGGCGCTGAGCCGTCCACGTGTAGGTGAAGTCGATGACGCGCTGGGGCACGTCGGTGGAATCGCCCTCCTCGTCGGCGGGCCCGACCACCAGCCAGTCACCCACCAGCGGGGAATGGTAGTCGCGGATGCCCATGCCATTATCTTTGGCGAACAGCTCCATCACCCGGGCGTTGACCCGGTTCTCGACGTCCTCGTGGAACAGGCCCTCGTCGTCGCCCATCAGGTAGAAGTCAGACCCGCGCATCCCGGTGAAGCACCGGGAGTCGGGGGCGACCAGATCGTAGAGCTGGTCGTTGTTGCTGTCGCTATTGAGGTCGATCACCTCGACCGGCTTGGACTCATCGAACGGGATGAGCACCGCTTTGGTGGTAGTCATTGCGTTTCTCTTTCTGTCAGGTGACGACCGGTCGTCACTCTTGGTGGTTGGTTAGCCGATGACCACGCCGTTGCCGTCAACTTCACACGGCATCCACGGCATTTCCAGCGACTCCGGCTTGCCCCAGCGCATGTGCGTCGGGAAGTGCCGGGTGCGGACCCGGGGGAACCGGGTCTTCATGAACTCGTACACACCCTCGGTGTCCATCGGCGCCAGTCCGAAGCCGAAGTCCGGCCACTTCAGGAACGTCGATGATCCGTACGGGCGGACACTGCGTTTCGTGTCCCCCGGCGCACGGTGCGGGGCGTGGTGCTCCATGATGAACGCCGTCCCGCAAATGCCGCGGGCGTCGTTCACCGCCTTCTTGATCTTCCGCGCCGTCTCGTCATCCTTCAGGTCCTTCGACGAGAGGTTGTAGAGCGGGCCGATGACCATGAGCTGAGGCTTGTACGCGCGGACCCGTTCCTGCAACCACGCGTGGCCGTCCTCGGAGGTGAGGTCCAGGTCGTTGTCCCACTCCTCGATCACGGTCAGCATCCCCGGCTGGAGGTTGTACCCGTGCCGGGCACAGCGCCCGATCAGGTCCTTCCACGAGTCGAGCACCTGATCCGGGTGGTTCTCCGAGTCCACGATCACGGTCCGCACCGGCGGCATCGCGAGTCCCGTCCACGGGTGCATCCCCGCGGCCGCCATCACCCCAAGCTGGCGGCACAGTGTGGACTTCCCGTGACCCTCGAAGCCGGTCAGCAGGAACCGGTCCCCTTGGGCGAGGACGTTCGGGATCACGAACGACGTCGGCGAGATGATCCGCTTGATGACGTCGAGGACGTCCACCCCGTAGGAGGTGCGGGACTCGTCGACCTCGGCGATGGTTTCGAGCAGGGAGCCGAGTGAGCCGCCCTTCTCGAAATGCTCGGTGATGTCCTTCGCCCCGTTCATCGGTTCCTTCACCGACACCAAGCACCCGAGGTTCGCGAGCTGTTCGCGGACCTGCCGTGCGTGGGTCCGGCCCGGGGTGTCCGTGTCCGGGATGATGACGATGCTCGCCGGGGCGAGCAGTTCCGAGTACGCCATCGTCCACTTGCCCGCCCCCATCGGCGAGGTGGTTGCGACTTCCCCGCGCCGCCGCAACGTCTCAACATCCTTCTCGCCCTCGACGATGTAGATGGTCCGGCCCTCGTCCCGCGCGGCCAGCACTTCCGGGAGCCGGTACGGAACCCGGCGCACCCCGTCCATGTTCCACGTCCACCCGGTCTTTTTCTCCGGGTCGGGGTGGCGCTGGCGGAACGTCTTCTGTCCTCCCTCCTGCGGTATGCGCAGGACCTCGAACAGCAGGACGCCGTTCTCGTCGTAGTACGGGTAGATATGCGACGCCGGTCCGGCCGGTGTCCATTCCCCCTGCGGTGCGGACGTGTCCATTTCGTCCCGCGGTTTCATCAGCGACTGCGGGTCGATCCGGCCTTCGAGGAGAATGTCCTCGATCCGGCAGTTTGCGTGGCAGGTCATGACAACGGGCTGGGTGGTGCCCGGCGCCACGTGCAGGCTGGCGTTCCCGTCATCATGGGCGGGGCAGGGGGTCATCGACTGCTCCCCCGCCTTCGCCAGTTCAATAGACTCCGTCAAGCTGAGAGTCTGTCTCATGCGTCCTTCTTTCTAGCTGGCCGTCCTGAGTGACGACCGGTCGTCAGGTTGTTGGTTAGTCGGCGACGTGGTGCCACGGCCGCGCTTTGTTCGCGGCGGCCTGCGCCTTGCGTTCCTTCACCAAAGCTTCCTGCGCGTCGGCCAGATACCACCGCAACCACTCCGCACTGGTCGGTTGCTGGTGCTTCTCCGCCTTCACCACCGAGTAGCGGGCGATGTGGATGGGGATGTCGACGAGGTCGTTCTTGATGGACCGGGCCGTGGCCAGCGCCTGCTCCGTTGGTTGCCATGTTTTCCGTGATGAGTCCGAGTCCGTCACGGCACTCTCCAATCTTCTGAATCCGTGATGATGTTGTGGCCGTCGCGCGAGCCTCCCACTTAAGTAGGTGACGACACCAGCAACACCGTTTTGTGATGGTGGTTAAAGAGATGGTGGTTCCCTGATGGTTCATAGGAGCCCCAGTTCAGGGGTCGCGGAACCCCAGTTCCGGGGTGGGGGTGAGCCCTAGTTCCGGGGTGAACTTTCTTCAGGGGTGATCCCCGGTTCCTCTTTTTGGGCAGGGAACAGGAGCCGGTACATGGTGGATTTTCCGGCCCGAACTTCCCGGTCCAGATACCCCTTCTCGGAGAGTTCCTTGATGACGTCCCTAGCCCACCGTTCGGAGCACCGGGCTTTCTTTGCCAGCCTTGGAATGGACGGCCAGCAACGGCCCTCATCATCGGCGTGGTCAGCGAGGCATAGCTGGATCAGCAGAGTGGTCTGATCGAACGGGCTCTCGTCCCATACGCGGGACATAATCTTGATGCTCAAACGCTTCTCCTTGGGTTTTGCTGGGGAGACGAACGAGGCATCAGGTAGAGTGGACCTTGCGGCACGTACCGTTTCCAGATGCCTCATACATCTGATGGAGAAAGCCTCCGGCTCCTAACCCGGGGGCTTTTTCATGCTCACCATATCCCAAGAAATCTGACGTTATTGACAGGTAGAATGGGAGGGCGAGTTTCTTTCTGGTTGGTAGCCAAACACTGAGGCCCCGTCTGCTTAGACCACAGACGGGGCCTCAGTGCTGTCCGGCTACGGGCGGTCGTCGTCCGCGGGCCAGCCGTGGTCTTCCGACGGCGGCTCCTCGTCGACGCCGTACCCCAGCGACGGGTCGTAACCCTCGACCGGGCCATCTTCTCCCGGGCCCTCCTCGGGGTCCACGTCCGGGGTCACCGGCACGGCAGTGAAGGTTCCGGCCAGCTCGGGGAACTGTTCGAGCAGGGCCTTGATCTTGTCCTCGGCCTTCTCCTGCTCGGTCTTGCGCCGGGTGTAGACGAGCCCGGCGGCCTTGAACTTGGCCTCCGCAATCTCGTGCAGTTCGCCGCGGTGCCGGTCGATGACCTCGCGCTCGGCTTCGTTGCGCAGACGGTTCTTGATCTGCTGTTCGGATTCGACCGGCTCGGCCTCGGCTACCTTGGCGGCGGTTGCCTTGGCGGCGGCGGGCTTACGGGTGGTTGCTGTTGCCATTGCTGTTGTCTCCTGTTGTGTGATGGTGCGAACTGGTTGGTAGCTGACGACCGGTCGTCAGGTTAGATTCCCGACGGCGGCCAGTCCTGACCCGGCTGGGCGGCGGGCGGCTGACCGTACCCGGGCTGTACCGGAGGCTGGCCATACCCCGGCTGGGCGGGGGGCTGTCCGTATCCGGGCTGGGGCTGTCCGTATCCGGGCTGGGGCTGGGCATACTGCGGCTGGGGGGCGCCGTATGCGGGCTGTGCGGGCGGCTGGGCCTGCTGTTGCTGGCCGTATCCCTGCGCCGCCTGCTGGGGTGCGGGCTGGTTGGAGTGCGGCGTGGCACGGAACCGGTTGGACGGGCCGAAGCTGGACTCGAAGTCGAACTTCAGTTCCAGCGAAGTCTTCTTCTCGCCCTCCTTCGTCTCGTACGCACGGGTGTGAATCTTCGCGTTGGTGACGAGGACAAGGTCCTTGTCCTTCAGCGAGTTCGCCGCGTTCTCGGCCATGTCGCGCCACAGATCGGCCGTGACCCACAGGGTTTCGGTGTCGTCGTACTTGCCGGTGGTTTCGTTCTTCCTCTGGTCGTTGGCGACGAGCCGGAGCTTCAGGTTCGCCGCGCCGTTAGGGGTGAACTTCAGGTCGGGGTCGCCGAACAGACGGAACTCGCCACTGATACGGGGGAGGGACATTTACTTCTTACCTTTCTTCGCGGGAATCCACTCGAAGTAGACGTCACCGTACCGGTGCCCGTCAGTTTCCTCTACTGAATGCCTCATGCTGACTTTGATACGTCCCTCATCCGTGACGAACGGGGGTCGGTTGTATGCCCTGACGGACTTGATGGTGGTCATGCGTACGTGTTCGCCTGCAAGCACCGCCATGTCAGGATTTTCTTTGGCGAGCTGTGCGATAGCGTCCCAGTCGTAGACTTGCGCGGGCCATCGCGCTGGGGGCACTGAACTAACGAGCTTCCCTTCCATGTGAATGTGTCTCCTTTGTGGGCTGGCCGCCGCACCCGACGGGGGATGTCAGGCACGGCGGCCAGCGGTCATTGTCTAGCCAGAGTGGTCGTTAAAGTCTACACTTTCCCCGGCAAAAGCGCAGACATTCTCTGGACTAGAGGGAGGAGCCGAGGTGACGCTGAGCCAGCGCGCCGAGGTCGGCGACGTTCTTCGTCAGGCTCCCGAGCGCTTCGAGAATCTGAGCCTGACCCTGCTCCAGATCGGCGATGCGCTGGCCCTTGGACTTCTTGCCGTCCGACGTCACGGCCTCATCCTCGTCCTGCTCGGCGGCCGGTTCCGGCACGACGACCGGGGCGGGGCGCTGGGACAGACCGGCCTCGTGCAGGATGGTGGCGACCTCACGCTTGGACACGCCGTAACGGGCGTTGGCGGTCTCGGCGATGGCGTCGACGATGTCGTACTCGCGGGCCTCCAGCGCTTCGCTCACCTTGGCGATGGCCGGGGCGTACTGGCTGGTGGTGTCGATGCCAAGTTCGGCGGAGACGACGACGGTGACGGTGGAGTTGATGGTTGCAACGGTCATGATGATGGTTCCTTCGGTTTCGGTTGGTGTACCTGACGACTGGTCGTCAGGGTAGGTGGACGGTGTGTCCGGGAACGGCAGGGACTTTCGCCCCTGCCGGACCCGCACGCCCCGTGCTAGTCGTCGGAGGAGGAGTAATCCTCGACGGTCCAGTCGTCAATCTCGATGTCATCGACGCCGGAGAGCATGCTCTCCAGCGCGTCCTGCACATCGGAGTTGCTGATGTAGTTGGACATGGAGTCGGTGTCGCCTTCGCACTCGACGTCGGAGATGGTGACGGTGGCGCTGGAGGTGGCCCGCAGGTTGGACAGTTCCAGCGTCATGCCGGTGCTGTTGCTGACCGCCCGGTCGATGGTGGATGACGGCGAGCCGATGTCAAAGGTGAAGTCGACGCTGACCTCGACGTCGTACTTCCGGTTCCGGCCGGTCATGCCGATGCTCGTGACGATGTCCTCATACTCGGAGCACCACCCTTTCTCTTTGGCGAGTTCGTTCAGCGCATCGTTGAACTCGGTGAAGGACACTTCCAACTGGCGGGCCTCGGTGCGGAGCCGTGCCGCCTTCGTCGCGGCAGTGACCTGATCGTCCGCCGTCAGTTCGGGACGTTCGGGGATGGCAAGCTCGGCCCACCGGATGCTCTCGTGCCCGGGCAGGTTCTGCTCCGTGGTGCGGTGCCCGAGGTCGGACGGGTCATTGGTGAAGGTGTGCAGGTAGCCGTCGGAAACGAACCCGGCAGTGTTGTTCGCCGGGTCTGCCGGGCCGGTGAACACCGCCAGCTTCAGCGCCGCCCGCTCGTCCCTGTTCAGCGGCTCGGACCAGACAAGGTACTCCCGGCCCACGACCCGCTCCGGGTTCAGCGCCACCTGCCCCGCCATGTTCGTCACGGCCAGCCCGCGGGTCGGCCCGTCGGCGGCGTTGTCGATGAAGCGCACCACCTCGGGGACCGGAATCTCTGCGACCAGATCCTCCTCGGTCACTGACGACCGGTCGTCACTGGTGGGCTGGACCTCGATGTAGTGCGCCGACTCCACGTAGTTTTCCACCGGGGTGTCCCGTTCGGAGAAGTGCGGGGCGGTGCCGCGGCCGCCGATGATCGACCACGGGTTGTACGCCCGGTGCCGGTCGCCGCGGTGGTCCTCGTCGTTGTAGCGGACGAGGTAGCTGGCGCCCTCACGCTCGCCGAGAACCCGGTAGGTCCGGCCGTTCACCGGGGTCGGGTCGACGATGGCGCCGCGGAGCCGGAGCGTGGAGGTCGGGCCGTCGAACAGCCAGCCGTCCCCGGACCCGGCGGCCATGACGTACTGGAAGGTGCCGATGTACTCCTGCCCGGCGGGGGTGGTGGAGCCCGTGACCCAGAGCATCAGTTGCTGGGCGGCGACGGACATGATCGGGGTCGGGTTGGCCACCACCGGGGTGTCGGAGGCGGGCGGGCGGACCATGGTGCGTGTCAGTGTGGCGAGGGGCATGACAGTGGTTCCCTTCTAGGAAGCGAGAGTACGGAGGACGGGGGACAGGGAGAACGAGCCCATGCTGAGGCTGTAGTCATCGAACCGGGACCGGGCCGAGGACGTGATGGTGCTGGAATTGATCGCCGTGAACGACGAGTCGGGGGTGATGGAGAGCGAGGCCATGAACTTCACCGGCACGCTGATGCGCTGGTCGAGGCGGGCGTCGTCGGAGTACGTCCGGCCGGTGAGCCTCGTGACCCGGTCCCGTTCGGTCTGGTTCAGGTCCGAGTAGCGTGTGGTGGACGCGCCGTCGACGGCCATCATCACATCGCCTTCGACGTACGCACCGAAGGCCGGGCGCGGGATGTCGTGGTCCTCGCGCAGGGGTTCGAGGTCCTTGTTCCAGTCCCGTTCCATGGCCTCGGTGAGGATGACCCGCATGGCGTTGCGCCGCTTGTGCAGTTCCCTCGCCAGCGTGATCTTCGCGGCGATGACGTCGGCGCTGTCGCCGGGTTCGGGCATACACCGGGCGGCCCACGGCGCGGCCTTCAGCCACACCGCGACCCGGTACTGGTTGCCGCCGCCGGGCCGCTTCTTCCCGTCGGAGCGGACGCACCCGGCGAGGATGGCGACGGCGCCGATGTTCATGGTCCCGTAGTATTCGCCGACGACGAAGTGCCCGTCGTCGAGCAGGCCGATGTGGGGCTGGTAGTTCGGCGAGTTGCGGCTGATGGGTGCGCCGTCGACGAAGTGCCCGTCGGTGGTGACCCGCCAGAATTTACCGGAGCCGGTGTCGTAGCCGTTCTCCTTGACGGTGACGATGGTGCCGACGAGGCTGTCGCGGACCCGGGGGTACGCTTCCTCCGTGACGTAGAGGCGGTCGGCCTTCAGGGTCATGTCCTGCACGGGGTCGAGGTAGAACTTCATGTCGCTGGCGGGGATCATTGCGGGTTCCTTTCTGTACCTGACGACCGGTCGGCAGGCAGGTGCTGGATGGTGATGGCGTAGAGGCCGATGATGGCCTCGAACTCTTGGACGTCCGGCTGGGCGAACGCCTTCTTTGCGGCGGCAACGTAGGAGTTGACGTCCGCGGGGTCGACCTTGTGCTCGGCGAGCAGGGTCCGGTAGGTGCGTTCCATGGTGTCGGCCCGGCGGACCTTTACCTTGAACGTCTCCTCTTTTGTGGCGTAGTTGTATTCCCGGACCACCCATCGGGGCGGCCGGTTGTTGTCAGTCATGGCTTACTCGCCGGGCGGAGTGGCGGCGGGGACGTACTCGTCGAAGAAGCGTTCGAGCGAATCGCCGGGGCGTTCCGATCCGTTGATGACGAGCGCATCGAAGTGCTCGGCGGCATCGGCCGGGGAGCAGACGGCAACCGCGGCCAGCGTCTCATAGAAGATCGGCGATGCGCTGAAGTTACTGGCCATGCGGACGCACCCCCGCCCTCAGTGCGGTGTCGCGGACCTGCTTGGCCAGCGCCTCCGGGTCCAGCCTGCCGGTGTCACCGTCGAGGAGGGCGACGACGGCACGGGCCAGATGCCCGACGGCGTCGGTCTTTACTTCGGCCGGGACCGTGCGGCTGTCGGCCAGCACGGCGAGCTGGACGAACAGGGTGACGATGCGTGTCTCGGCCTCCCCTTGGGGGTGGAGCATGGCGTCGGCGTGCCGCTCCATGTTGCTCTCGGGTTCGGGCATTGCGTTTCTCTTTCCGTTGGTAGCGGGGTGACGACCGGTCGTCAGGTCGTCGGGTCTAGGTGAACCACGATAAGCATTCGGAACAGAAGCTCGGCGGGTCCGGCAGGGCGGCCAGCCGGATCGGGAAGTTCCGGCGGGCGCAGTCCACTTCATCATCACGGTCGATGTTGAACTGGGCGGCAATCTCGTCGAGTTCATCCTCGGCGGTGAGGTCGCCGGGGACGTGCTCGTCGTCAAGCCATGCGTTCCACGGCTCGTCGTCTGTCAGCTTGGAGACGATGTCTCGTTCGCAGAACAGGTCGCCGTGCCATTGATAGGCGGTGTGTGTCACATGCTCTCTCCTTAGTAGGTGACGACCGGTCGTCATGCTGTCCGGTCGGCGCGGCGGTTGCCGCGGTGTGTCGCTGGGACGCAGTGGCCCCGACTCCATCTATGGTAGCACAATGGTCAGACAATGTCAAATCGTTGGTCAGTCCATTGTGCGGACCATGTGGAGCCGGACGAAATGCTCGGCCGATTCCCTCCGCTCCGTCAGCGGCGAGTGGTATTTGCCGCACGTGCACCACGACCGCCACATCTCGCGCTTGCCGATGGGCTCTGCCATCTGCTCGGTCCGGTCGATCATGTGCACCGGCACGGGTGGCTGGGAGTGCGCCTCGTACCACTTCTGGATACGGGGGATGTCGGTCTTGCGGATCGTGTTGTAGACGACGTTGGTGATCGTCGTCCGTGACACCTGATACTGCGCGGCGAGGTCGGCTGACGGAATCCCGTCGGCGTACTGGCGCTGGATGTCCTTCATGGCACCGGCCGAGAGCTTCCGCCTCCGGCCCACCGCGTCGTAGTAGAAGTCCTGCTTCGGTTTCACTGCCACTTTCTTCTTGACCATGCGAGGTCCTTTCATGCGTGACGACTGGTCGTCAGTTGGTTTGCCGGGAAGGCACCACCGCCCACGCCCCTCGAACGTGGACGGCGGAACCTCACCGGATCAGGATGCGGCCGCCCGGCACTCGGCATTCGCGGCCTTCGCCTTCGGGACCAGCGCATCGAACTTCGGGCTGACGACCTCCATGTTCGCGTTGGCCTTCTCCAGCCCTTCCACGTTCAGCCGACCGGCGGCCTGCACCGCGTCGTTGAGGTAGCCGATGATGTCCCCGGCGTAGCTGAAGCCCTCAGCGGACAGGTCCAGCGCGGTGAGGCAGGACTGCGGCGTGACCTCGACCCGCTTCTCGACCTCATGGTTGACGATGCGCTCCGGGCCGGGGACCTGCACCGGGTCGGGCCGGTTCATGGCGCCGAGGCCGAGGCCCAACACGAGGGTGGCGACCGGCAGGATCACGACCGGCTTCTTCCACCACGCCTTCGGCTTCGGGCCCGGGGCGAGGGGCTGGGTGTACTGCCAGTCAAGGTTCTGCTGTGTCAT